GATATGCAAATCAGCAATATCTAATACTAATAAATGTTTGTCTTTTAGATCATGCCTATTAATCTTTTTATATTCTGGTGAGTATTGCTGTAGCTCCTCTACAAACTTCTCACGCATTTCATCAAACGATATTATACCTTCACTATTTTTAATAAAGATAGATGCATGTTTACCCTTTAGCCATCCATGACTCCAGTTATCAGGCATACTAAAATTATTATTATATAACTCATTCTCAAAAGCGTCAGACTCATCTAAGCTATTAACATAAGAGCATATTGACCGCTTATGTATTTTGAAGTTATATTTTTCTTTAAGGTATTTTGAGATATAAGGGTATGTATTACCCTCTCTTCTTAGTTGTAAGATTTCTTTTTTGAAAGGCTTTAACTTACTCATTTATAAGGCTATTTGCCTAAATATAATAATTTTTTAAAAACATAAAAAAAGTGCTATTTAAAGCACTTGTAAACATTTTTTAATACGAATAAATGTAAAGAGTAGTAATTAGTGCTATTTGAAGCACTATGATAGTTTACCCGGGTTAGGTTTTAGTTCTAATAATTTCTTTAGCCCTTCAGCATTTAACTGCCCATAAATCTCTCTAAGCTCCATATAATAGCCTAATGGCTCATGTAAGTACTTACCTGTTTTGATTAGTCCTGATCTTCTATATGAGCTTATTTCTAATCTAATTAACTTGTTTAATAACTCTTCTTTGTTTTCCATTTCTTATAAGATTATCATTAAAAAAATACCTGTTAATAAAACTAATCCAGTTATAAAGTCTTTTGTTTTCATGTTGTTTGTTTTTGTAAACATTTTAGGCTTTTTTAGTGCCTTTTGTTTGTTATTAAAAATTATCATATTTATCAGCTACATAGCAATCAAAATTATCTTGTATAGCTTCTATTGCTGCATCTTCTAAATCAAATTTATAAATACTAGCATATCTCTCTACTAAATCAGTTACTACACCATCATTTTCATCATAGTACTCATCATCTATATAGTAATCAGTTGAAGGAGGGTTATAATAATCTCCTTTGTCTGCTTCTACAAGTACATAAGTACTAATTAATCTGTCTGTATCTCCTAAGTAAAAAGTAACGTATTCTCTTGATCTCATTTTGTTTTGTTTTTGTTTGTTTGTAAAAAGCCCCGTAGGGCTGTTTTTAATTAAATAATTCTTCTTGGATTAAAAAATAATACTTTTCTTTAATTTTCATTTCTTGAGCTGTTAACTCTCTTCTTTCACTTTCTCTTTCAAATGCTTCGTAAACTTTTATTAAATCTTTTAATTCCATTTTGTTGTTGTTTTGTTTGTTATTGATATATCAAATATAATAACTTTTTAATACAAAAAGAAACTTTTTTTAATTTTTTTTACATGTTTATATTAATATGAATATAAAAAGCATATTTTTTAACATATTATATCTTTTTGGATATAATACGGATATATTAAAACCAGATTTTAAATTTTCAGTATAACGAATACTTTTTGTTACGAATAAATGTTTATTCATTACATTTTTTGTTACGAATAATAACTAAAATATTAGCTTTCTGCTATGTTTATTGTTGTTTATTGCTAATATAATAGCAATAAATATACTTTACATATTGCGCCTATTTTGTAAAGGATAGTTTTCTTTAAGCTATTGCTCTAACTTTCTTACGTCTGTTTGTGTTTCTGTCAATAGCCATTACTAAAGTATCTACCTGGTCATCATGAGATCCATTAGGAAAAGCTTTTAGTTCATTTAAAAAACTATCAATATATCTACCGTCTAATAAATTAACTCTTCCAGACTCTACAAAAGCTGATATTGAAGAGGCTCTACTTACTTTGTCTTGTGATGGCGGTTTATCTTCTATAACGTTTAACCCGGTGGAGCGCTTTAACATTTGAACAATACTCTTACCACTTGCTTTAGGCTCTACATATATTCTACTACGGTTAGTATAACCATTACTAAAAGTAAAAGCCTGTATCTCTTTTATAAGCTCAGGGAACTCTAGTCTAACCGCTTTAACTTCTCTTATGTATAATTCGTTATTATGGAAGGCTGCACACATCATAGCAGTAGCATCGTTTTCCTGTTTATTAGTATAGGCTGTATCTAAATAGAAATCCCATTTTAAACTATCGCTATTTATATTCTCAGGTAGTCTTTTAATAATATTAAACCAATCACCTTTAAATATACCTCCCTGATCTGGAGAGGGTATTTGTGAGTATTGCCCTGAGTACCCATAGCTCCCTAAACCTAATTTAAAGCTCTCTAAGGTACTTTTAGATAATCTGCTAGGAAATAATAGCCCGTCAGTATAAAACTTCTTTAAATAAGCTGGTTTAACTATTTCAGATAATTCAGCCGGTAAACAAATATGCTCCCAGTTTTCAGGTTCCTTATCAAGTAACATACCGGTCAGGTCCTGCTCGTGTAGCCGCTGCATAATTACAATAAAAATCCCTTTATCCGGGTTATTAAGTCTACTTCTTAAAGTCTCATTAAAAAACCTATTAGCGTTTTCCCTTTCTATATCTGATCGTGCTAACTGAGGATTTTGAGGGTCATCTATTACAATAATATCAGCTCCCATACCTGTTACAGTTCCGCCTGTTGACGTAGAATAACGCAGTCCGCTATTTGTATTAGTATATCTTGATTTAGTATTCTCGTCTTTAGATAATTGTACACCCGGGAAGTATTCTTTAAACCAATCAGACTCTAAAAGTCTTCTAGCTTGTGTTGATAATGTAATAGATAAGCTTGCTGAATAAGATGAACTAATAAACTGGATAGAGTCTTTTAATATCCAGCAGTAAACAGAAAAGAAAACATTTACTAACTCACTCTTTAAAGTTCTCGGAGGTACATTAATTAAAAGATGTTTATTCCTTTTTTTATTTTCTACTATTCTATATGCTTCTTTTTGTAGTCTATCGCATAAGTACTTTATATGCCAGTTAGGGACTAATTCCTGGCCATTATGTAAAGCTTTAAATGCATCTAATGAGAACTCATAAAAAGACTTCTTATAAAGCTCCTTCTGTATCTCCCTCAGATTTAAGCTGCTTAATAATGTCTTTAAGTGTTGACTCATCTAATTTACTGTAATCTATACTAGTATTAACATCCCCTTTAATATCGGCGTCTATTTCTGTTCTGGATAACTTAGGTAGTATGTACTCGCCTAAATTAGCAACTAACTCAATAGCTTTAGCTGGATTAGTCTTACCTACTTCATCTATCCACTCTTGAAACTTAGATACATTATTCTCAACAAACATCTGAAAACTATCTCTAATCTCTTTAGTAGTTTTATTAGGCGTTCCTTTCCTGCTGGACTTCTTCCCTGCTTCACTTGCTGCCTTTTTATTACTATAGTTTTTCATAGTTACTAATAGTTACTTTAACAATATACTAATCGTTATTTTGCTTCCTTAAATCACTTATTTGCCAATTAGGATTAACTCTTTGGTAAAAGTCTTTTACTTTCTTTTCTACTATAATACTATTTAAAAAGTAGTGTTTAGTTCCGTCATCATTTACCAATTTTTTAGCAGTAGTAAAAACGTAATCAAATTCTATTATTTTATAGGTGCAGTTTTTATATTCAAACCAATCACCATTTTTAAGTAGGCTAATCTTAATCGTCATAGTATTTTTTTAAAACTATTTATACTAATATAATAAAATTAACTTTTTCTTTAAATGGGCGTATTATTTAAGTTAAGCTCTTGCTGATATAAATCTTTTGCATAAATAAAGCTATTACCATTTTTAAAGCTATCAACTATTTTAGAGTTAATATATTCTTTATCGTAGAAACCTTCTATATAAGCACACTCTTCTTTTATTTGTATGAATACGTAAAAATCAGCATTTAACTTTTTTTCAATATTTTCTTTTTTACAGTTAAAAGTATAGCTTCTTGCTCTTGTAGCTTTTACTTGATACTTATAACCTTTTTCGTCAACAAAGTCAATTCCATTATAATCCATATCGGCTTTTTGTTTATGTAGTAACTCGTTATTAAAGTTATTACCGAACCAATATTTAAAAATTGTTTCACCTAAAGCCCCGGTATTAATATTGCGGGACTCTTTGCTTAATCTTATTTGTGCTATATATTTTCTGTTTAACATGTTTGTTTATTTTTTAGTCTTTTACAAAAGTTCCATTGCTCATCTTACCTGTTCTTTTACTGATAACACTATATGCGCTATTTACACAATCTTCTAAGCTATAACCACACAACTCTGCTAAATTGACTAATACTATTGTACAATCGCCTAGGGCGTCTATAACTTCTTCTTTATCATTATTTAAAATAGCTTTAGCTAATTCACCGGCTTCTTCTTGTAGTTTGATGTATTGTGTTTTAGGGTCACCTTTTTCAAATATACCTTTTTCTTCTGCCCAGTCTCTTATTGGTTGTAATTCGTTTTCAAGTATCATAATATTAGTTCTGCTTTAATTAATTCTCCGTGTTTATAATTTTCTAATTTACCGTCTTTAAACTCAGGTAAGGTATAATTTGGACGCTTATAATATTCTAGCACTTGATTTTTATGCTCGTCATAAATATGCGCATCAGTTAAATTACATGCTAATATATTAGGTTTTAAATCTAACTTTTTAGCCATGCTAATTAAAAAGAGGGCCATAACACAAATATCGTAAGGTAGCCCTAAAAATAAATCTGATGAGCGAAAATTAACTTGTAGGTTTAATTTATCATTAACACGGTTGTATATCAATTGCGTATAACAGCAAGGTAATGCTTGATCTTTTATATCCGATGGGTTCCATAAAGAAATAACAGCCCTACGCGAATAATTTTTTAATTCATTAAAAGCTAACTGTATTTGGTCTATTTCACCGTTATAATTTTTTACTTGATAACCATAAGATTTAACAACTTCACCATTTTTACTATAATCATCCCACCACTTTATACCGTACTCATTTAAAAACTTTATATCTGTTCTGCCTCCCCATATCCATAAAAATTCACCTAATGCTTTTTTAAAAAAGATCTTTTTACCAGTAACTATTGGGAAACCTTCATTTAAATTTATTTTTAAATTTTCAGAAAATAATGAAGTCGTATTACCGTTTCTTCCTTTCTTTTCATCTCCCTTAAGTAAGCAGCGCATTAAAAGCTGTTTGTATTGGTTTTCAAATTTCATTGTTATTGTTTTTATAGTTATTTAATCCGGCTATATAAGCGACAGCATCTAATAAAGTATCTTCTTTTAAATTATATGCCATCCTGCTTATTTTTAATGCTATCATGCACTTATAAAAATCTTCTGTTGTAATTTCTTTATTACATAATTCAGAAGCTACCCGGGCAGCTTTAGCCATTGATTCAGAAAACTCTCCGTATTGCCTTTCTTTTTCTTCTGCCCTAGCATTTACAATTTTATCTGCTTCTTGTAAAATATTCATAGCTTAATTATTTGTTTTAGTTATTCTCTGTAATCGTTGTAAATTTCTATATGCTTTGGATTAAAAACTAAATCCCATCCATACATATCACACAAATTAATTAAATCATCTACATGATTAATTTTAATAGTGTTTTTTGTTTCTGCTATTCTAATATCATTATTAGAAAAACCTACAGGCTCTTTAAGTACTGAAAACTTAAAGCCTAATCTAGCTAAAACTTTTACCTCTTCATCTTGTGAATTATAAAAGTACCTTGTAGTTGATAATGTAAATTCTCTCATTTTGTTGTTGTTTTGTTTTACAATTATAATAATAAAAAATTAATATTAAAACTTTAATTGCTGATTTTCTATAGAGAGTTGATAAATTCGCTCTCTTAGTTCTTCATTTTGCTCTTTTAACTTGTTAGAATAATCTCTTAAACTTTCTACCTCATCACTTACAGCAATATTAAAAAACTCTAAATCTGCTATCCCTTCAATACCGGCTTTAACTATTTGTGCTAATGGTTCATCAAGTCTATTATTCTCCTCATAAGCTTTATAAACTCGTCTCAGAGCTATATCAGAAGCTATTAAAGATGTTTTAACTTCTCTCCTAACACTACCACTAAGAATACTTCTATCTTGCTTAAATAAGTTATAAATTGGTCTGAGAGCTAAATCTATTTTTTTACTTATCATGTTATGTAGTTTTATCATTATCTAACTCAATACCATAACTCATTCTACTCATAGCTTGATGCTGCTTATTTCTTATAATTGCTTGCTCTCCTAATATTTCCATCTGAGTAGCCCCCACGTCTTTATAGGTTTTATCTAATGGATTAATATTATTTATGAAGTACTTACAATGATTATCCCACCTAAGCTCAATAGGGCTATTCCTAGGAGTTACTCCACCACCTGTAATAGTTTCTTTAACTTTTCTTACATGTAGCTCTCCTATGTGCCATCTTTCAGGGTGCTGCGTCATTCTGTGAATAGTCCAAAAATCATCGGCTCTATTTGCAAATTTCTGCCCTCCTTCTGTATCGGCTTTTTCAGGGGCCGCTAAATGCCCTTCGTACGCATGTTCTTTAGGGTATCTATTCCTAGCGGCTTGAGTTACTAAATGAGCATTTACAAATACATTAGTATTATTTTGTTCTGCAAATATTCTAAGATTAGCGCATATATCATAGTCCTCCTGGTGCTTGTTTCCAGTCTCTACCATTAACGAGTTAAAAGGGTCAACTAATAAGCCGTCATGGTGCTTTTTAGAGGCTATATCAATAATATCATACGCTGAATAACGCTTGTTATTAGGTATAAACTCAAAGCAATCACTAATCTCATTTAACGTAGTTTGAAAACCTTTATTATCTATAGTAAAATCTTTATCTAATCTTTTTCCTGTCCAAAAGTTAAATATTTTAAATACTTGTGATCTTATAGTATTCTCAGAAGAATATATTAAAAGCTTTTTGTTATGCAGCTTTGCCATACATACAAAGTACCATAATAGTACATCTGTTTTTCCTACGTTATCATGGCCATTAACCATGTTAAACTGTCCCTGTTTCCATCTTACATGATTATCAAAAGCATCTATCCCTATTTTTAA